AAAGCAAAGCGGACTGATAATGGGAAGTGGGTGCAAGGGTATTTATATGGTATTTGGGAGAAAAGATACATTCTATGGGGAATGACAAATGATGTTCCCGATATGATTGAAGTAGACCCATCCACCATTTGCCAATGTATAGGGAAAAGGGATAAGTACAATCACCTTATTTTTGAAAATGACCTTATGGATGGTTTTATTTATCCGTATCTTTCTGGTTTGGATTCAGAACATGATTACTTTGCAGAGGTTTGTTGGTGTGATGATATTACAGGATTTGGAATATGCACACACAAATACAAAAATTCGGATGTTCGTGGTTCGGCAGATGGAGAGGTTAATTTAATTGAAGATTTTGATTCCAGTAAATGGGAAGTTATCGGCAACATCTTTGACAATCCAGAATTGTTGGAAAGTGAGGGATAATATGACAGAGAGTGAAGCAATTAAGATATGTAATACCATTATTTTCGCATCGTCCTTGAGCAATCCACAAGGTACAGCACTAAATACAACTAAAGAGGAACTTGCAGAAGCAATGGGTATGGCAATACAGGCGCTTGAAAAGCAGATACCAAAGAATCCTGTACATGATGGTTGTTTCGATAGTGAGGGAATGTGGCACGAATGGAACGGAATAAACGGAAGACCTTATGATTTATGTCCTAATTGTAACACAAACCTTTGTTGTGAAATGAATTACGACAACAAGCCAAAGTATTGTAAACATTGCGGTCAGAAATTAGATTGGAGTGATAAAGAAAGTGAGGAAACAAAGTTATGAAATTAGATGATTTGAAAGACGGAATGGTTGTTGTTTTGAGAAATGAAGAACCATACCTCGTTTCAAGAAATTGTGCTTTTCATAGTGATGTACTGGCAGGGTACAAAAATCTTTGGGAACTATGGAATACGCAAATAGATTTTAACCGTTATAACGAAGATATGACATTCAAAGGCAAAGATATGGAACTCTTTGACATAATGAGAATATATGAAGAATCAAGAGATAGTATTCCATTTAGCAAAGGAAAACTTCTTTGGCAACGTGAAGAATACAAAGAAGTAACCATGAAAGAAATCGAAGAAAAATTTGGGTGTAAGGTTAGAATTGTGGGAGATGAAACAAATAATTATGAATGGATTTCTTGTAAAGAAAGGCTACCAGAAGAACTAGAAGATGTTCTTGTTGCTTTATCTGGCAAAATTAGAGGTGGAACGTGTGACGGAGAATATCGTGATGATATTTGTGTTGGATATTATGGCTATAATCGATGGCATAATCATACAAATTTGTATGATTGTAAGGTTAATTATTGGATGCCATTGCCAAAGCCTTACAAGGAGAGTGAAAAGAATGAGACTGATTGACGCAGATGAGTTCAAACGACAAATTGCGGGAATGGCTATTGTGAATGGTTATTCAGCTCAAAAAGCCAATAAGATGTGTGAATTGATTGATAAACAGCCGACAGATTATGATGTGGATAAGGTTTTGAAACAGTTGGAAGATGAAAAAAGTCATATATCTCTATTGGATGATGAATTAGAAGTATATAAATCTGCAATTGATGATGCAATTGAAATTGTAAAAGCAGGTGGCATGAATAATAATTCAAAAACAAGTGACTAAGTAAAAATACTAGAAAGGACGGATAACATGGCAGTAAACAAAAGAGCAGCAATGCGGAGAGAAAAACGTGTGCAGGAGAAATTGACCGGCGGTAAGCCAACACAAACAAAACTTATGGCAAGGGCATATATAACTGGTAAGAATGAGGGATTTGAACTTGCTACCGGAATTATGTTTCTTGCACTTTGCGAAGAATTTGGATTTGGAAACAAAAGAATCAATCGGCTTATTGAACGTATATCTGATGAATCAGTAAAGATGGATGAAGACCCAACAAAGTTTAATGTTGATTGGTATATAGATAAAGTCAGAGAGAAATGCGGTGTCCGAATCCTTAAATCAGATGAGGATGAGTGAGGTGTTTGTTTGAGCAATATCTATCAAAAACGATTGTACGATAGAAGAAAGCAGAACGGACTTTGCATTGATTGTGGAAAGCCGCTAGACAGAGATGGTGTACGATGTATAAGTTGTCGTGGTAAAAAGTCGGAGAACGAAAGAAGAAATAAACAATGCTATAAAGAAGTTGGCATATGCCCTATTTGCAGAAAGGTTCCAATCGGCAGTAGTGAATCATCATGCCCGGAATGCCGTGCAAATGAATCAATACAATGCAATAATCGAAGAAATAAAAGTGAAGAAGCACGAAAGAGATATAACCAAGAACACAAGGAATGGGCGAAACTTACATATAAGCAGGACGTAGAAAAAGGTATTTGTCCACGGTGCCGTAAGCGAAAAGCTGATTCCGGGTACTTGACTTGTGGAATATGCAGGGAGAAAAGCAGAAATAGTCAGAGAGCAAAGGCTAGCACGAAAAAGAAAACATGGATTGAAAACGGTTTGTGTTGCTTTTGCGGTGGAAAAGTAAAAGATGGATACAAGGTATGCGAAAAGCACTATCAGATGAATGTGAAAAAAGCACGCTCACAGAAAGCTAAAGAAGCAAGAAGAGAGTTACAAGAGAGCGGAATATTATATTAAAAAGGAGAAATAGACCATGGAAAGATTATCAGAAGAACAGTATAGAGAAGTAATTGCGGAAATCAAGCATAGTGAACTTCCGAGAAAAACGCAGGAGTTTTTGATTGCGTTGGTTGACGAAGCCAATAAACCAAACAAAAAATTATAGAATGAAAGGAAAAGGCTTATGAGATTAGGAAAGTATTTATCCTCATTGACTAAGCCGGAACTTGATGAAATTGAAAAAATTTGCAATTTTACCGAAGATGAAGAACAAATATTCAAATGCATATCAAAAGGCTATACATTAAGACAAATAGAAATAAAATGCAATATGTCGGAATCAACCGTCATAAGAAGAGTATCAAGGATTGATTGGAAAATAAATAAGGCAAAGGAGATGATGGAAGTGAAGAAAGACATTCCAGTATGCGAAAAGTATAACCTTACTATTGAAGAAGCATCCGCTTATTTTAATATTGGAAAGGATAGAATGAGGGAAATCGTGAATGAAAACAGAAATGAACTTGTTCTTGTTATAGGAAGAAAAAACCTTATAAAAAGGAAAAAGATGGAAGAATATCTTGACAGAACAATGGTTTTGTAACTTTCTATAAGTACCTATTATTTGCTATAGAGCGTTGTTAGTGATATAATTATCCTTTAACAATGCTCTTTTCTTTAAGAAAGGAGAATGTGTATGCCAAGCAGAAAAGATAACAAAGGAAGAGTATTAGAGAAAGGAGAAAGCCAAAGAACTGACGGCACTTATATGTACCGATGGACTGATTTATCAAAGAAGCGTCAAACAATATATGCCAGAACATTAAACGAACTACGAAAAAAAGAGTTACAAGTAACAAAAACAGAAATAATATCTGGTGTTTCTTGGGAAAGTAACAAAATAACAGTCCGGGAACTGATAGATAGGTATTTATCGTTAAAAAAGGTTCGCATAACAACAGAACAAAAGTATAGATACCTAATAAATATGCTTGACAAGATACAGATATTGGATATTCCAATCAAAGACATAAAAACATCGTTGGCAAAGCGATATATGATTACCTTAAGCAATATGGGATATTCGTATGGAACGGTTCAAAATGCAAAAACACTTTTGAAACCGGCTTTTCAGATGGCAGTTGAGGATGATTATATAGTCAAAAATCCATTTCTATTCACTTTATCGAACATAATCGAAAACGATTCAAAACAAAGATTTTCGATGAGTGAAGAAGAGGAAAATCATTATATTGAATTTATTTCCAGTCATGGATGGTTTCGACATATTTATGATGATGTGGTGATTCTTTTGAATACCGGAATTAGGGTAAGTGAATTATATGGACTTACATTTAAGGACGTAGACCTCAAAAACAGAAGAATAAATGTAAATAAGCAATTACATAGAATTGATGGGAAATACGTTATTCTTCCACCAAAATCAAAAGCAGGGAGCCGTATACTTGCCATGAATGACGCAACAAGAAAAGCATTTATGCACAAAAGGACAGAAGTTAGACCTAAAGTCGAATATGCGATTGACGGATATACTGGATTTGTTTTCATAAACCACTTGGGTTTTCCAAAAACAAGAAGAAATTTAGAGAGCTCAATGAGAGAAGTCCGAAAAAAGCATATTGAACTTGGTCTTGGAGAGTTGCCGCAAATAACACCTCATGTGTTAAGACATACATTCTGTAGCCGAATGGTTGAAAAAGGTATGAATGTAAAAACATTGCAATTAGTAATGGGACATTCAGATATTTCTACGACATTAGATGTGTATACTCACAAGAAACCAGATGATGTTGCGAAAGAAATGGAACAATATGTTGCTATGTAAAACGGTGTATTTGGTGTAAATTTGGTGTAAGTTAAAAAGCAAAACGCTTAAGAGTACCGAAAAATGGTTGGTTATAAAAACTCGAACCATCTCGCCGCCTTTGAAAATTGAAATGTTCAAAAAGGCGAAAATGCGTTGTTTTCGGTACATAGATGGTTTTTAATTTTCGTATAAATATCTATAAATGACTATATTTTTTAGGAAAATGGTGTATAAATGGTGTAAATATTTTAATACATTGTTTTACACTAAGCAAAGTACGTGATTGTAAGAAAAGAGCATTGTTTCCAATAATACATATGAATAAATTTTGAATGATTTCTGACGGTTTATCCGTCTTTTTTTGGTGTAAGTTTTAATTGTAAGGAGTGATTGATATGTTCAAAGACGAGATTCTTGAAATGATTTTTAGCGAAAATGAAATGCAGAGAATACCTATTGGAACGCAGGCTACAGCCGTTAGCGTGTTTGAAAATGTTATTGGCAAAATAAGAAAGGAGAATCCGGATGCAAAATTATCAGAACTTTTATCCGATGAATAACGGATATGTTCAAAATCCATACGCAGAAAGAATGAACTTTTTGCAAAATTGTCAGCAGAACTTACAACCACCTATGCAGAACTCTCAAATGCAGGCAACATCACAACAGACAAGTTTTATTGGAAAAGTTGTTGATAGCATTGACGTTGTAAAAGCAACAGACATTCCGATGGATGGGAATATATATTATTTTCCAAAAGCAGACGGAACAGAAATATTCGGAAAACAATGGCTTGCAAATGGAAGAACTCATATTTTGACTTTTAAACCAGTTTTAGATACAGAACCTAACAATCCGACACAGGACAACACAAAAAGCAAAATAGGCATATCAGAAGAGGTTACAGAAGTAATTATGAAAAGATTCGATGAGTTGGAAAACAAAATCTCTAACTTGGAATCGTCTTTAACTAAAACTTCGACTAAGTCTTCGACTAGAAGCACTAAATCTTCGACTACGACTAAAAAGGAGAGTGATACAGATGCTTAATCCAATTAGTTTTATGAAAGCAATGAGAAATCCACAGAAATTTTTAGAAGAAATTACAAAAAGCAATGAAGTTATGAGTAACCCTATGGCAAAAAATGCTATTGAGATGTATAGAAATGGAGATTCAAAAGGATTACAGGAATTTGCAGAAAACGTCTGCAAAGAAAAAGGAACCACACCGGATGAAATAAGAAAATCAATTATGCAAAGATGCAATTTACGTTAGTACATTTTGGGTTGTGCGCTTAAAACTAGTTTCCCATTTGTAAATAAAACAATGGAGGTAAACAAAATGTTTAACGGAAATTCACCTAGTCTTGCCGATATTGCGGCAGTGACAGGAAACAACAAAGACGGCTGGGGAGATGGAAACGGCTGGTGGGTCTTGATTATCTTGTTTGCTATTTTTGGCGGATGGGGTAATGGATTTGGCGGCGGTTACGGCAACGGCGGTGACAGAGCATCCGTTCCTTGTGCTACACAGGCAGATGTTAGAGCCGCAGTAGACCAGCAGACGCTTATTAGCAAACTCGACCAGCAGACATACGGACTGGCAGACAGTAACTATGCGCTGAACAACACAATCAACAGCAATTTCAGAACTCTTGATAACTCAATCTGTACGCTTGGTTTTCAGAACCAGCAGGGATTCAATGACGTATCTCATCAGATTTCCGACTGCTGCTGTGCAACAAGAGAAGCTATTCAGGGCGTGAATTACAACATTTCAACGCAGACAAACGCACTCCAGAACTCGATGTGCAACAATACAAGAGATATTATCGACAATCAGAACGCAAACACAAGAAGCATCCTTGACTTCCTTGTAAACGACAAGCTGGCAACATTACAGGCCGAAAATCAGACACTTAAGTCTGCTCTTTCAAAAGAAGAGCTTGTGAAAGAACTTCGACCTACTGCCGTACCAGCTTACATCACTTGCTCACCTTACCAGTCCGCTTATGGAGTAGGTCTTAACAACGGTTGCGGTTGTTGCTAATATGCAGAAGAATCAAAACAGAATATCAGAAAAACTCGCCGAACTAGGCTGATTATTACTCTATGGGATAGGTCTATGGCTTATCCCATATTGATTTTTAGGAGGTAGATTATGAGTAATTGTAAAAACGTATGCAGACTTTGCAAGAAATTGATTATAAGTCAGGCAGTAAATTTTACTGCCGGTACTGGTCTTGTTATCCAAATCCCGGAAGGAAGTTATAACGATGGTTCAAAATATTGCATTGTTGTGGCGCAGAACATTCCGGCAGAAACAACAATCTCTGCTCCGGTATATATCCAGATTGGAACTGGTACGGTACTTTATCCACTGACAAAATGTGATTGTACGCAGGCAACGGCTTGTAGTATCAGAACAAGAACAAAATACAGTACAAGAGTTGAAACCACGTCAAATAGTGGGGTTTTCAAATTGCTTGGAAGAATTGCTTGCGCCCCAGACAACAGATTAAATGCAATAAACGGTGATGGAACTATTGTTACAACCGGTGGAGGTGATTGAGATGGATATTAAAAGAATGCATTGTATGATTGAAAAACTTTCCGAATGTGCCAAAAGTGAAATGGAATCTGGAATCGAAAATGTTGATACTTGCGAAATGGGAAAAGTAGTAGACATGATGAAAGATTTGTCGGAAGCAATGTACTACAGAACCTTGACAAAGGCAATGGATGAATCAAACTTGGAAGAAACGCTTGAAATGTTTGAGCGTTACGGAGACGGAAGAAGATTTTATGACAAATACCGATACGCTGACGGAAGATTTGCTCCGAAAGGACGAGGAACGTACCGTAGAGGATATGACGAACCATATTATCATATGACCCCGGAAATGTACCGGGAACATGACCCAGAATGGTACAGAGATATGGATAAACACAGAGACGGTCTTATGTATTACACTGATACCGGGATGGATAAAAACATGAAGATGAGAGATTCCAGAGAGGGCAGAAGCGGAATGAGCCGTATGTCGTACATGGAATCAAAAGAAATGCACAAAGCAGACACACCGGCGGATAAGCAATACAAAATGAAAGAGTTAGAAAAGTACATGGGTGAATTATCAAAAGACATTACGGAAATGATTGCGGATAGTTCGCAGGAAGAAAAAAATTTACTCAAAACAAAAATGCAAACATTGTTGCAGAAGTTTTAACAAAAACAAATTAAAGGGGCGTAATTGCCCCTTTTTGATTGGAGTGGTTAAATTGTATACTATGAATGGTTTTGTTTGGAATATAGTAACAGTATCACCGTATAGCAATATGTTACAAAGAAGTGACGGAAGTTATACTTGCGGAATGTGCGATAGAAATAATCAAACAATTTATATATCAAATATTTTGCGTGGCGGTTTTTTACGAAAAGTTTTGCTACATGAGATATGCCATAGCGCAATGTTTTCATACGGAATTGATATGACTTTGGAGCAGGAAGAAATGTTTTGCGACTTTTTGGCAACATACGCAGATAAAATAATTAGCATAACAAACAATGTATTCCAAACATTAAGAACTGCATTATAGACAAATATAGTCAAATATGATAATATACAATCAAAAATAAAAGAGGAGGGATTGCTCATGGCTTTGATTAAATGCCCGGAGTGTGGGAAAGAAATAAGTGATAATGCAAACAAATGTCCAAATTGTGGAAATCCCATGTATGTAAAAAAGAAACATTCTCCGCTTGGAATAGTCAGTGCAGTAATGTGCGGAATATCAATATTATTTCCAACACCGGGATATTCTACGATACTTGCCGTTCTTGCTATGTTATTGGCTATAATTGATTTAGTAAGGCAGGGGAAGAACAAATACATTATTGATGATTGGGTTGTTATTGTGATTGGTTTGCTAAATATTTTTATTTTTAGGTTTTTGATAAAATAGAATAGGGGGATTCAGAAATGTCATTGATAAGATGTCCGGAGTGTAAAGGTCAGGTAAGTGATACGGCAGAGAGTTGTCCACATTGTGGTTATATAATCTGCAAATCAAAGGAATTGAAGAATTCGTTCATTGCAAATATGTTAGCGGCAGTAACCAATGTTATTAGTTTAGTTGGAATATTGGTCGAAGAATATTATCTATTGGCACTTATTCCGCTCGCTTGGACGATTGGTTTTAAATGCTATAGCTCATTTAGAGCAAACGAGGGATATGATGTTCAATATTATAAGAATCTTACGAAAGATAACTTAATTGCTTTTCTTATTATCCTTTGTTTTTCTGTGTTTTGGTACATAATGAAGAACGGTATTTTATTTAGTTAGTATAGAGAAAGGTTGTAATTCATATGTGGAAAAGACTTTTAATTGTTATTTTAATTTGCGTTATATTCTTAGCAGTTTTTTATTTTGGCAGGTCATGCGTGATTGTGTATGATACTGGAGATAATATGCAGAGAGTAAATGAAATGCTTGATAACTAGATTTATTGGATAGAGACAGTATAATTTATATTGTCTCTATTTTTTTTACATTTAGGGGTTGACTTATGTTGAACAAAATGTATAATATAATTATGTTCAACATAATAACGAAAGGAGAGATACTTTGGCGCAAAAAGTTGGAAGACCAACAAGAGACCCTAGAGGAACTAACAGAACAGGAGTTAGGCTTACTGTTAGCGACATGAAAAAATTAGAGTTCTGTGTGGAAAAAACAGGAAAAACCAAAACAGATATTCTTAGAGAGGGAATCGACTTGGTTTATAGGAGATTAACAGAAAACAAATAAAGTGTTGCACCGCTACCAACGAACACAACACTTTAGCAACAACTCCATAAGGAATTGATAAATCTATTCTATCATTTTCTTGTGGAAAATCAAGCATTATTTGAAAGTGAGGAAAAAACATGGAAGAATTATTAAAAATTGCTTATCGAAACTTTATGGACACAAAAGACATGAACAATTCCGAGGAAGTTTGTATTATCAACAAGAACTGGGAAACAGCGGAAGACGCCATTGCTCGTTTGAGAGACATATTAAACCCGAGCCTGTTTCAGAATATAGATGAATCAATTCGCGATGGCATAGCAGATGTACAAGAAGCATCGTTCATTGCAGGATTTTCATACTGTGATAAATTTCTGACAAACGGAAAGATTGATTTCTTCCCAGAGAAAGGTGGTGCTTGCTAATGAACGAAGTAATTACCATTGAAAACACAGAAATGCAAATTAGAGAGTATAACGGACAGCGAGTTGTGACATTTAAGGATATTGATACAGTGCACGAAAATAAATCAGGTACAGCACGAAGAAACTTTAACCGAAACAAGAAACACTTTATTGAGGGTGAAGATTACTTCTCTTTGACAAAGAAAAATTCTAATGAGACAAATTCGTACATTAGAAATATCACTGTGCCGAACAAAGGAATTACACTATTAACAGAAAGTGGTTACTTGATGATTGTAAAATCTTTAAACGGAGATATAGCATGGAAAGTACAGCGTCAATTAGTAAATTCATACTTTAAGGTAAAGCAGGAGATTCCGGAACGCAAAACCTATCCGCTACTCGTAGAGGATAAATGGCTTGCAGAAATGGAACCAAACTTTGAGTATCTTTGCAAGCAATACAAACTCACGAGAAAAGGATTGTACCACAAGATTCTTTTGGATATTGGGAAATCATACAATGTAGATGATTACAAGATACTCTATAAGTACGAAAAAGGTTACAAATCAAGGTTTGTTATGGAAGTTGTATCGTACTTTGCGGAACTAAGAGAAGAAGCAGAGAAAACCATACTAGAACACGTTGCAAGGAAGAAAAATAAAAAATAAATAAGAAGTAGGAGCCTAAATTATGGAAAAGGCTCCTACTTTTTTGTCTAATTGGCAACCGGGGGGAGAAATAAATGGTTGCCGTATTATATTGGCTTTAGACCTTTACAGTGTACCATACAATCAGATGATACACAAATGGTTTTTCAGTGCGTTCTCAACACGTTTTTCGCTGATTCCAATATATCTTTGCGTTGTCGAACTGGATGAGTGCTGTAGCAGGTGACGCACCAACTCTATATCATAATCGTTGTTTAGGTACATCTCCGTAGCGTAGAACTTCCGGAAACTGTGAGTTGATATTCCGTCAATTCCAAAGAAATCCGCTACAATTTTCAATTGTTTCTGTACGGCTCTTTCGCTGATTGGAAAGATTCTTGCGGTTGGTGCAATGCCGTTATCTGTGGTGTACTGCTTTAAGAATTGGAATAATTCAGTTGGAACCGTGAAATTTCTTCCCTTGCCGGTTTTCTGCTCTACAATATCCAGATGATAGCGACCGCTCTCGTATACCACGTCTGAAAGCGTAAGGTGCAGT